GTAGTAGGATAAGGTTGTAATTACCACAAAATAGTATATATAAGTCTTAAGAGTGCTTTAGGAAGGCTCTTAATTATTAACTGTCTAAACAAGGAGGTTACTATGACTGATCTAATAAACTTAAATAATTTCCTAAATAACGCAATCGGTTTTGAAAGCTTCTTCGATAGGTTTTCTTCTCTGCATTCTCATAATATGGGTTTTCCCTATTATAATATAAAGAAGGCGGGCGAAGATAAATATACCTTGGAAATGGCTTTATCTGGCTATAAAAAATCAGATATTAATATTGAAGTTGCCGATGGTATATTAAAAATAACAGGCAAATCGGAAGAAGATAAGGAGGACTATGTCTATAAAGGTATGGCTAAGAGAGCTTTTACGCGTAAGTTACAATTACATGAGTATGTGGAAGCTAAAGGTGCCGAGCTTGAAGATGGGATTCTTAAAATCAAATTGGAATACTGTCCACCAGAAGATAAAAGACCTAAGAAAATTTCCATAAAATAGTAGGTTTCAAAAATCACAACGCCTCGCGCGTATATCCTACATTTTAAGGGATTTGTGGTGGTTATTGATTTAACGGCCAATGAAATACTAGAGATTCGGAATACCGAACCAAATTCGCTCGTTAGAGCAGGACACCACCACATGCCCACAAAGTGACTTTCCGATCCCTGTTCATAAAATTCTAAATCCATGCTTTTAATTCTTCGCCCATAATTTCTGCGGCGATGTTAATTTTTTTGCGAAGAGCCTTGACAATTCTTTCGTCAACTGTCTTTTCCGCAAGGATGTCTATATAAGTCATTGGTTTAGTTTGACCTATTCTATCTATCCTCGCTTCAGACTGTTTTCTTTTTTCCAGATCATAGCCGTTAGAATAATAAATCATATTACTAGCTGCAGTTAACGTGATGCCGTATCCTCCTGTAGCAGGAGTTCCAACAAAAAATCTAACATTTTCGTCTTCCTGGAATTTTTTAATATTTTCCTGTCTTTTATTTTGTGGTGTTAATCCAAAATAATCCACACAACAGCCCTCACCAAATTCCTTAACAATTTCTTTAATAATTACATTCACATCTCTCTGCCAATGGGCCCAGATAACTACTTTTCCTTCTATTTCATACAAAACATCAATTAATTCACCCATACGGTTGTTTGGAATATCCTGTGTAGTACCATCATCAGCCTTAAAATGGCCACAAGTGATCTGCTGTAGTCTCATCAATTGAGTTAGGGCAGTAGCTGTTGTAATCATTTTGCCATTCATCTCTGCTAACGCCAATTGCTTCATTTGTGCATAGACTTTAAGTTGATCTGGGGATAACTGAATAATTCTTTTCATAAAAGTTTTCTTAGGCAGATCCAGACAGTCGTCTTTTAATACTCTATGTGAAAAAGGTTTTAATTTTTCTGATAATTCTCCTAGATTTTTATAGCCCACCACCTTTTGAAAGGTTTTACCGTTAAAATACATGTTTTTCATAATGGCATATCTAGTTCTAAACGTGTACCAGGAAGAATGCCCCAAGAGCCAAGAATCGAGGAACTGGCATTGGGTATATAAATCTAATGGTGATTTTGTCACAGGTGAACCTGTTAATATTCTTCTATATTTTGCAAGGTTGGCTAAACTTAATATAGATTTAGTTCTTTTTGCACTGGGGTTTTTAATAGTTGTACTTTCATCTATTGCCATCACAGCATTATGGGAATTTAAAAATCTTTCTGCAAACTCGACACCTTTTTTAGTTGAAAAAGCTTCAACGTTCATAATTAATATGTGGAGCTTTACTTCACTTTTAAAAAGTGAATTTAGTTTTTCTTGTTGTGTTTTATTGATTAAGGCCTGCCATAAAACTGATGTTTTTTCTATATGGTCAACCATGTGTATAGGTATTTCTTGTTCATACCATGTTTTAACAACACCCTTAGGTGCTACAATTAAAGCACCATCAATTTTACCTTTATCATAAAGCATAGAAATATTATCTATCAATACTTTAGATTTACCTGTTCCCATTTCCATGAAATAAGCAAATACTTCCTTATTCCACGACAATTCTAACGCTTTTAATTGATGCGCGTACGGTTTTGTTTTAAATTTATAATTCATATTTTTTTCTTTCTTGACTTCTTATATAATTATGTTTATATGTTTTGTCAAGAAAGTTTTTATGGAAAAAGAAAGTACAGTTTACGTATTACAAGAATTACCAGGAACTCGGATGGGTCGTCCTAAATATAATATTATTGGCGCTCAAAAGTATGGTAAGTTGAAAGTTCTTCTTAAAGAAGACACTCAAATTATTATGAGCCCTGGTCCAATTATATTTGAACTAAGAAAACTTTTAAAAGACTACAATTCTGGCGATTATTTATTATTATCTGGAGATCCTGCAGTGATAGGACTTGCATGTGCAATTGTGTCGGATATAAATAATGGAAAATTTAATCTTCTAAAATGGGATAGGCAAGAACAGATGTATTATCCATTAGAAATAAACCTATACGAGAAAGGAAAAATAGAGGAATAGTGCCTTAAAAATGCCACATTGTATTTATATATTAAAAATAAAACGAAAGGAAAAAATATGCACATAATACAAGACCAATATTCCAAAGAATATGGAATATTAAAAAAAGAACCATTTAAGAAAGTTCTAAAGGATAGCTTTAAATCATATGCTAAAGTTGCTCCAACACTTGGACCCGAACATCTTTTTTGGAATGGGGGTAAATATGTTGACCCTAATAAAGATCCAACAAAAGGTATGTCAGAAGATACATTAAAAATAGGTGTTCCCGTTATAAGTTTTTATGACAGTAATAAAAAAGTTTATGAGAGGGCAATGTATACATCTGAACATGCTAAAGAAAGATATAAGGTTATAAAAACAATTAATAATTTAAATGAGTTTTTTAAATTTAGAAAGGAAAAATATGAGTAATGAAAACCTACAGCAACAATTTGTGGAGGATGCTCCACAACAAGTAGACGAACTAAAAAATGTTAAAAGTTTATCTACACATGTTCTAGAATTACAAAAACTAGAAGATGAAATAAAAGAAGATGAAGAAAGATTGAAACGCAAAAAACAAGAAGCGGACAAACTTTCAGTAGAAGTTATTCCAGAAATAATGGAATCTATGAAGCTAAAAACAATGAAGTTAGCTGATGGATCTGGAATAGAAGTAAAACAAATTTACAGCGCAACGATTCCTGTAGCAAATAAGGAGGGCGCTTATACCTGGCTTCGAGAAAATGACCTGGGTGATTTGATTAAAAATGAAATCACTGTTTCCTTTGGTCGTGGCGAAGATAACAAGGCGAGCAATTATGCGAACCTTGCGAGAGAAAATGGGTTTGAACCAGCCCAAAAGCTGAAAGTTGAACCCATGACTCTCAAAGCACTATACAGAGAGCGAGTTGAAAAAAAATTAGACTTGCCCTCTGAACATTTCAACCTGTTTAAGGGAAACAAAACAAAAATAACAAGGAGCAAATAACATGTCACAAGAAACAAACGACATAACAACAAAACAAGGTGGAGCAGTAGCTACTTTGGACTTTGTACAAGATTCAGGAATGGGTCTTGAAAACATTGACAAGGATGACTTAGCTTTACCTTTTCTTAAACTGCTTCAAACAAGTTCGGATGAAACTAAAAAAAAACATGCGAATTATGTTGAAGGAGCAGAACCAGGAATGTTCTATAATACAGTTACAAAAAAACTGTATAATGGAGAAAAAGGTATTGAAATAATACCTTGCTTTTATAAGCTAACCTACCCTGAATGGGCACCTTTCGAGCGTAAAGAAGGTAGACCTGTTCACCCTGACAGAGGCCCTGAAATTTTAGCTAAAACTAAAAAGGACTCTGCCAATAAGGATGTTTTAGATAATGGTAATCAAATTATCAAAACAGCAAATCATTTTGTAATCATTAATGGGAATAGTCCAGAAAAAGCTTTAATGGCTATGAAATCTACTCAATTAAAAGTGAGTAGAGGATGGAACTCCTTAATGGATGACCAATTTGAGAATGATCCTAAAACAAATAAAACCGTACCTGCGCCGATATTTTCTAGAATTTACAAATTAACTTCTGTTGAAAATATTGGTAGCTTTACTTGGCATGGATACAAAGTATCACTTATAAGAAAAGTAGATAATTCTGCCCTATATCAAATGGCAAAGGATTTTTACAATTCTTTAAAAACAAGTAATGCAAACATCGTGGGGTCTTCCGAAGAATCTAATTATTAGATTTTTACTCGAGGAAAATAGGGCGGGGAAAGCGAGAGTGGAACCCGCCCGAAACAGGGATCATTATGGTAGAAAAATTTATAGAATTATTTAAAGGATATGAAGGTGATTTTGGAATTGCCAACCTATCTAAATCAGAATTTGACGCTGAAAGAAGTAAGTTAAAACCAGATTATACTTGGGCGGGGCAACCTATTACTGCTTTTGATTATAAAAATCACATTGATGGAAAAATTTCAATCGGCATTCAACCATGTCGTTTGGATAAAACAGCACAATTTGGTTGTATAGATATAGATCCAAAAGATTATTCAAAATTTAAAGTAGAAAACTATTTAGCATTATTTCAACAATACAAACTACCTCTAGTTCCACTTTTATCCAAAAGTGGCGGTCTTCATTGCTATCTCTTTATGAATGAACCAATACCAACGGCGGATTTAATAGATGGTTTAAAATCTTTTCTCTTGCCATTGGGGTTAAAACCTAAAACAGAAGTTTTTCCTAAACAGAAAGAATTAAAGGAAGACGACAGAGGAAAAATTAAACCAGGACAATTTATAAATTTACCTTATTACAACAATGGCGCAACTAATCGTTATGCGGTAGATAAGAATAATTCTAAACTATCTTTAGAGCAATTCATTGAATATGCAAACCAATCAAAAATAGACAGAAAAACTTTAGACAAATTAGTAGAAGAAACCCATAGAAATATTTTACTGGGAACAAATCCAGAATTTGAAGATGGTCCACCATGTCTAGCCTTATGTTCAAAGAAAAAACTAGATGATGGTAGAGATAGGTTTATGTATAATTACATGGTTTTTGCTAAAAAGAAATATAAAGATAAATGGCAAGATGCCGTATCGAAGGCGAACTATGCGTATTTGGAAACACCTTGGGATAAATCAAAATTAGATCAAAAATTAAAAGCATGGGATAAAGAAACTGCAGGCCATACTTGTTATGAAGAACCTATTGTTGATAAATGTATGCGTAGTTTGTGTTATTCCAGACCGTTCGGAGTAAAATCCGACAGCAATAATTCTTTTCCAAATATAACAGATTTTCAAATTATAACATACGCTGAACCAGAGTATAGATTCAATGTTGTTATGCCCAATGATGATAAAACTGAAGTAACTATTTCCAACACTAAATTAATGACTACTCAAAAAGAATTTTTAATTTTAATATGGGAACAAACTGGAATTATGTTTGAACCTATAACACCAAAAGAATATAGGGCTAAATTAAATGAATGGAGAAGAAATGGGCAAACAATCACTCCACCAGCTGGAACACAGCTTTCAGACATATTAAGAGAAGAATTATTCCAATATTGTATTAATGGGCCACAAGCAAAAGAAAGAAGACAAATTGCAACTGGTGCATGTTTAACTGAAGAAGGCTTTCACTTCTTTAGGTTTCAATCTTTTATCGATCATTTAGGAAACAGTTGGAAGATTCCAGAAGAAAAAATAGCTCAGAAATTAAAAGACAGATGTAAGGTGGAATTTAATGTCTCCTTAAATGTAGATGGTAAAACCGTGAAAGTATGTAAGGTTAAACAATTAGAGATCAAACAAATTGAACATAAAGTTACAGAAAGAACCAAGGGTAACTATTAATGTGGCCAAGAGAGGCATATATGGATTTATTATTTCTTACAGCTATGACAACTTATCTTATATTTAAGGGGTATTACATATGAGATACAAGGTTATAGGTCCTCCAGGAACAGGTAAAACCAGAAGACTTTTAAATGAAGTACGTAAATATGTTAAAAAAGGAGTACCTTTAGACCGTATAGGATATTTTGCTTTTACTAGAAAAGCTGCTGGAGAAGCAAGAGACAGGTATCTAGCAAAAAATGAACATCTAACTAAAAAAGATATTGAACATTTTCAAACACTACACTCGTTGGCTTTCAATAGTTTAGGATTAAAGGAAGAGAATGTAATACAAGAATTAAACTATAAAGCCATAGGAGAAAGCTGCGGAATACAAATTAAATATGCATCTTATGAAAAAAATTCATGGAATGGAATATTCACATCAGATAGCGAATATTTAAATATAATAAATCTAGCGCGTGCAAAACAAATCCCCCCATTAGATCAATTTGACAAAAATGAACACTTGACCCAGGTGGAAAGAAACAAATTGGACGCCATTAATAAAGAAATTAATAACTATAAAAATTCATACGAGTTAATAGATTTTACAGATATGTTAGACAGGTTTTTAAGGAAAGGCAGCGTTGAAAATAAGTTTGATGTAGTATTTGTAGATGAAGCCCAGGATCTATCATTAATTCAATGGGCTGTTATCAATAAAATAGAAAAAGAAAATAAAGCTGATATTTGGATTGCAGGAGATGATGATCAAGCTATTTTTGGCTGGGCTGGTGCAGATGTAAACTCATTTATTAACTGGAAAGCAGAAGAAATTCCTCTGGAACAATCTGAAAGGGTTCCAAGTCAAATACAACAGGTAGCTCTTTCAATTATAGAAAGAGTTGAAGGAAAAAGATTAAATAAAAATTACTATCCTAAAAAAGAAAAAGGAGAAGTACTAGAAAGGTTTAAACTTGTAGATATAGACATGACAAAAGGAGATTGGCTAATTTTAGCTAGAACTAATCATTTATTAAAACCTATACCTGCAATTTTAAAACGCCAAGGTCTATTTTTTGAAACATCAGAAGGAAATAGTATTAATAAAAATTTATATGAAGATATTCAGTGGTGGAATAAATTAAGAAATTCAGAACAAGTGCCTGAGGTGCATCAGCAAAGAGTCATGGAAAAAATAAAAGAAAAAGAAGTGGACTATAGTCTAGAATGGTATGAAGCTTTTAATAATATCGCAATAACTACTAGAGAATATATGAGATTAATGTTGGACAATGGAGAAAATATTCTAAAAAAACCTAGAATAAAAGTTTCAACAATTCACGGAGCTAAAGGTGGAGAAGCAACTAATGTTGTATTATTTTTAAATCAAACAGTTAACACAATGAAAGCATTCAAAAAATTCAAATCTAAACGGGATGAAGAATATAGGGTTTGGTATGTCGGTACAACTCGATCCATGAAAAATTTATTTTTAATAAAATGCAAAAACAAATCAAAGGGGTTTAAAATATGAAAAAATTATATAAAAAATTATTAAAAAAAGGTGTAATAAGTGACAAAGTAACTTTAGGAGAATTACATGCTTATGATAAACAAATTGGCGGAACACATTATCAGAAATTTAAAATTCAACCCAGTAAATTCGTAATTGAAAATGAGTTGCTATATCCTGAAGGATGCGTTATAAAATATATCTTGAGGCATAGATTGAAAGGAAAAAAACAAGATTTAGAAAAAGCAAAACATTTTATTGATATGATCATAGAAAGAGATTACTCCGATGTATAACCCGTTACCACCAAGACTTACAATTAAACCTTCTGTAATTAGTGGATTAGGATTATTTGCAACAGCAGGTATTGCTCAAGGAACAAATTTAGGAACCACT